CGGCCACGAACCCGTGTATATACCTCGCCAGTAAACGCTTCTATGGGAGTTGTAGTTATTCGGGATACCGTGTTTTGGCTGTTGCCCCCCGCACTGGCCGGAGAATAATACCCAGAACCTGCGTTTTGCAGGGGGATTAGCGACATTGTGGCGGAGGGGGTGTCTGCAGTAGAGTTATCAAACGTGATATCTGGCAGCACGCGGTTAACCAGCATAAACCGGTCACCGTCGCCCAAATCGAACTGCGCAGAAGTCAAAGTAGCCGTAATGGGGTTTGCAGTACCCAGCTCGTTGCAGTCCGTGCCAAACTCGTGAAACACCAAGTTATTGCTGTAGGTTGCGGCTATCGGGTAGTCTCGCAGGTCTGCGTCAATCCAAGCAGAACGGGACAAATTACCGTAATACCACGCGTCTTCTACGTAATTATATACGGCGTATCGGTCGTTGCTCGTAGCGCCCGCAGACGGGTAAAACCACCAGATTTCATCAAACTGCTCGTTGGTGCCACAAATAACTTGGTCGGTTTGGTTTTTGTTTATGTTATCAAAAATGTAGCTACGTATAGAACAGGGCAATGTTTTGACAGTACCGTCGTAGTAGTAAAACTTGTCGTTACCCATCCAGTAAGCAGTATTGTTGGAATACACCGCCGCATTCGGGCTTGCTACAGTAATGTTTTCTCCCAACAACTGCGCACCCCACCCGTCCGGAGCCCCCAAATACTGCAGGCCATACAGCGCAGAATCAGACCACACCAGTATTTCTTGGCGGGCCTGCTGTGCACAGACAAGCTGTGTGCCGGTAGAAAGCCGTAGGCTGCCCGCTTGGTTCGTCGCTGCGGGGGTCCAATTGGTAATATCTTCTTGGTCTGACCATCGAATTAGCATCGGGTCTAGAGCGCTCTCCCCAAGGGGGTTGGCACCAAAACAAAAAGCAAAGCGGAAAATGTCAGACACAAAGGCGATATTAGTAACCGTGGGGACACCAGAGGCACCGCCCAGTGAAGCGACATACACCCCCCGAGCAGTTACCCCGTTCGTCGCATCCCAATACAACGGGGGGCCCCCTCGAAAGGCAAAAAACAAATCCTCACCGAAGTTAGATTGGCTCCATAACCGCATAGGCGCTACTGTAGCTCCACCTACACCCCACGTACCAAAACCCCAGCGGCCCGCACCCCACCCGGTAAACGGCACTTCAATCTCGTTGCCTACCGGTATCTGGTACGCTCCTACTACACTTGCCCCACCATTGTTTGTATCTGCGCCGTTGGCCACCACGGTGTTGTCATTAGTATCTTTCGCTTCTATTGTGTAGCTATCGTCGTCGACAATACTGTCTATTACGTATTCTTGATTAAGCACGGTAGCCGTTATATCACCCCCAAGGCTAACCGCCCCAGAAAAAGTCACATAGTCCCCTTGTTGGGCTCCGTGGGCGGTATCCGATACAGTCAGCGTAGCGGACCCAGTAGAGGCAGAAAACGTCACATCACCAGCAGAAGTGGTATCTCGTAGGGGGGTAATATCGTAGTAAGCCCCACCCCGTTCTAGGTAATATTTGAGGTTAGTACCCAAGGCGACGAGGTTTTGTCCTTGCAGGGTTGCCCAGTTATGCAAAGATCGGGCCACACCTAAGTAAGTGTTTGCAGAAAGGCGCTGCCAACCGCCGATTTTTTCAGGTAGGCCCCGCCGGAATCGCACTTTGTTGGTCTCGTACCATTGCCCTTCCGCCGCGTACGCCGTGGATTCCCGATCGACCCCTGCCTTAAACTGTAGCTTCTGCATTACCATTGTGCGGTTCCTGCTATTCCGGGTATTCGTTGGTAGCCACCATATCCGCTAACGTAAGCGCGCGGCCCCGGACCTGCTTAGCCCACTTCGAGCCCAAAAATTCTGTTCTTGCTTTCTTGTACTCCCCCCGTTCCATAGCGGCTATGGCTTTCTTAAAGGTCCGGAAGGTAGTTGCGCCCAAGTTGTAAAATATGTTAATTATCGCATCTCTGCGGGCACCCTCCAACTCTTTAAACCACGGGTACTCCCTAGCCAGTTCTTGTACGCAGCGCAAAATATCGTTTTCTAACAAGAACTTAGCTTCATCCTCAGCTAAACCCAAATCCTCTACATTGCGGCCATAGCCAATAGTCAGCTTTCCTGCCGGGCACCGGTAGACCACGTGGCGGCCTTTTTCCATTACCACACCCTCATGCGCTTTTATAGCAGCAATCAGTTTTTTGTAGGTTTCTTCCATTAGTTTTCGGTCTTTATCACGCATGGATTAGGCAGCCTCAACCCACTGAATAGAAAAAAGCCAAACCGGCCCGCGCTTCTTACGTAGCTTACCGGCGGTTCACAATACCACCTGTATACTTTCGTTACCCGCTCCACCGTCTTCGCTGGTTTCGTCAAACTCTGGCATGATAGTAAGGTAGCGAGTACGCACAAGATCAACGTACGCTTCCATGTAATGATCGGATATCGCATGTCTGAAACTCCAATCGGCTTCCAGAAACTCTTGATCTGGGTTGATGTGGGTCCGGTCAAAGCAGTCGAAATAGACCATTGTTTGGCCGCCGTCTGGCTCGTAAAAGTACCTCGGTAATCTTGGTACGACGTCGCTTCCATGGATAAACGACAATTGGGTTTTTAGGTACGTCATTTCGCCGGGTTTCTGGGGCTTTCGACCGAAGAATACGTTGGGTTTCCCAAACGCCACCAAATGAAGGTCAGTAAAGTCTCTCATACAGTGCGCCGACAGCTCGGCCAAAGCACCACCCAACGAATGCCCACAAACGATAGTACGGCGATTTGGGTCAAGCTGCCGACGAACTCTTTTCCAGACTGACTTATGTGCTACGACGAACCCCCCATGACACCACCGCTTGTTATAGCGGTACGGGATTGCCGTCAAATTAAATAGCCAGTCGCGTGGTTCAGAAGTGCCCTTAAAGACTACCGCTTGGAAGTCCGGTGTCTTCAGTACAAAAGCAGTAGTAGAAGTAAACTTGTTGTGGATAGGAACAACATTATACCCCCGCATCCCGGCGTAGGCGCGAAGTGCGTATACACAAGACAGCTCAACTATCTGCTTCTTCAAGTCCACAGGTAATCTCTACTCGGTGTGGGGCCACAGCAACCGCCACCGCCTCACGATTTGCAACTCTGGAGGCTTCCGGGACTGAGCAATATCGATCTACAGCGCCCTTTAATACTTGACTTTGGCTGCAACCCGAAAGGGCAAAAACGGCCAAAATACCTAACACAAACAAACTACGCATACTATTCACCTCATGGCTTGGGCGTAAAGTTAAAGTAAGAGCTAGCAGCAGTACCGGCAAGAATTGCACCAAGGATAAGAGTAGTAATAATTTGGGTAATGGTTTTACCAGCTGTGCGTTTTACCGAGCGCCAAGAGTCCAAAAGATCACGCACTTCCCGCAGGTCGTGGACAGCGTCGTCGTCACTTAAACCCACGTCGTGCAGAGCCTTTTTAGCTCCTGCTTCCGCAGCGCGCTGTATCATTGCTTCCAGCTCTAACTCAGTCATCTCATGTTCACTCCATTTATCAGTTCATGTTTCGTGAACTATAGTTCACAATGAACGCTTATTACTAAAGGGGCCATACCAGCGGGGGTAACTCGCTTTCGATTTCGGCATACCCGCTGGGTACGGGGCGGTTTTCCGCTTCAACTTCCGATAGGATATCGTACAGCTTGGCCCATGTTGCATCTCGGGCTTCTACCCCGTACTGACCTTCCTGCCTGAACTTAGGGTTGCCGCTCGTGGCGTAGGTGCAAAGACTCATAATCCCGTCGTAGTTTCGCGTTTCAGCAAAACCGTCCAGTCTGCGTTGCACTTGCTGGGTGATTTGCCTTTGCAGAGTGGCAATATACTGCGTGGTTTCTTCTGGGGTGAGGGGAGCAATATCCCAAACCTGAACCCAAACATCCCCCTGTTTAACGGGAGCGACCTCGACTACTTTTTCTGTGGTTGGATCGTATGCAGGCTCCTCCGTAGCAGAGAGCGGGTAAACATCAAACTCTGCCAAAACCTCGTTTGGGATTGACTTAGGGAAGGAAACCTGCGGATTATCACGGCGTAGTTGCCCAATTGTGTATTTCTTGGGGTTGCCGTTTGTAAGTTTGATGTGCATTTATATTTTCTCCGTAGGGTTAAAGATCGAAGGCCCACACACCGATCTCTCCGGAGAGAATAGATGTTGTAAACATTTTAGTGCCGTCGGACTTGAAAAATAGACTAGCTGGGGTGCTAGGCGTCGCGGTGGAGCTAGTGTCGAAGTTTTGTATGTAAGAGGCCGTGGAGATATCCCAAGCCCCAGACAGGTCGTATTCATAAACGGCATAGGTAGCATAACCAGCAATATACATCTTGGTGCCGTCGGGCTTGAAAAACACAGCTCTAGAGTTAGTGTCTTGCGCAGCAACACTGAAGTTTTGTAGGTAAGAGGCAGTAGAAATGTCCCAAGCCGAAGATAAGTCGTACTCGTTTACATCATCGCCTGTATTGCCAATAACGTACATCTTAGT